GAATAAGTTAGATAAGGCATATAATCAACTAAAAGAACTATCTAATAATTCAGATTATCACCATTACCTACATAACAAGTATTACTCTTATAAACAGCAACTAAAGACCATTAATAATAAACTGGATAAAGAAATGGCACATATCCAGGACAATAGAACACCTGAACAACACTTTATGGATATATGTAGAGGTTGGTTAGTAGAAGATGTATTTACTTATCTATTCTCTTTGCCACCATATAAAGAACTAACTGCGACCTTTGATAACCATGACCAAGATAGAGTAATAAGAGTCATGAGAAGGGAAATAACTGCAACACCAGACTTCAAAGTAACTTATAGGAACAAAACCATAAAGATAGAAGTACAATCCTTATTTGCCGATATACCCTTTTTCCACATCAAAGAACATAAAGCCAAAAAGCTAACCCATAGAAATAGTTTCCTGATACAATTCAATATCCCACATCAACATATAGTAGTCTTTGAGCCACATCAAATAGAATTGGGCACATATAAGTTAATAGAGGACTTTAGTACCGATACCATAAAGAAGTATGGCTATAAATATATCATAGATGACCTACCTGAAGAAATGATAGTATCAAACTTCGTCGATAAATTGCCTAAAAAAATAATTTCCTTATTTTCTTGACACTTATTATAGAATACCATATTTTAAGTAGTTAATTAAAACAAAGGAGAATAAAATGAAATATAAACTTAAAAACAGCGATTTAGATTTTTTAAGAAATCTAATCAGAAATAGCAGTAACATTTGGGATGATGCACCATATATGTATTTTGGTGATGGTCATTTTGCTTTATCAACTGATTATTATGGAGATACTATCAAAAAAGGGTTTGATTCTTCACCTGCATTAGTTACTTCAGTTTGGAATCACAAAGATGGTCATGTCTATTCTACTGCTGATGATGCAATTTGGAACACCAATAGAGGTAGTTATGCAAGAGCAGACTATAAAATCTTAATGAACCTTAAAAGGAATAAAGTTCTTAATAATGTTCACATGGATGATGGCAACTTTCATGTCACTCTTGATTTAGACTATTTACCATTAATCATGGCTGATGGATTTGCAGATTCAAAAACTGATAATTACCCAAGAGTAATTGTCAAAGATATTTTTGCAAACCCTGATGCAGGATAAAAATAATACCTCTAATATCAGTTAGACAAATTAGCCCCTGAAATATGGGGCTTTTTTGTATCTAAAATTATTTTACAAAAACTCTTGACATTGGCAATAGAACCCCCTATACTATAGTGTTAATTAAATTAAAGGAGAATAAAATGACTTTAACTTACAGACAACTTTTAAGACTTACAAGATTGGCACAAAGAACAGAACATCAATCTGAAGAATATTCAAGAGATTACTGGAACTCACAAGCCAATAGAAGTGAACTTGTTGATGTATTGGAAGAACTACAATATCAATTAAGAAATACAAATGAAGATTCTTTGAATGTTATTGTTACAAGCAGAACAAGAACATTACAAGATGAAGGTAGAGAAGAACAACATTTGCTTGGATAATTGTAATACCTCTATATCAGTTAAGTGCAGAAAGCCCCTCAGGTACAATAATTAAATTTATAGCACCATTTCGAGGGGTTTTTTGTAGTCCTCAAAAAAAAATCTTTCTCAACAATATCAACACTTACAAGCATTTATAAGACTTTACTAAGGGTTTCTTGTAGTCTTTTTACCCTATATAGTAGAAGGGTAACACCTTCCCTTTCGTTTTAATAACGAACATAACCTTCAAATAGTGGGGTGATTAGTTTGGCTGCAGCTAAAACAAAAAAGAAAGTCGCTGTAAAACAGCAAAAGAACAGCGATAAAAAGAATAAGCATTTGGTAAAACACCAATGGAAAAAAGGACAATCAGGAAATCCTAATGGAAGACCTAAATCAGGATTTGCCTTAAACGAATATATCACCGATTTAGCTAATGTAGAGTTAGAAGATAAAAAGACTATGTTAGAAGCTGTTGTAGGTAAAGTATATGAAGAAGCATTAGATGGTAATATGACTGCAATTAACTTCTTGGCAGATAGAATCTTGGGCAAACCAAGTCAAAGCATAGGAATAAAAGATGTTTCAGATGAACCGATTAAGGTATTTGATATAGATGGATTGGACGATTGATGCCACAAGGAAAGAAATCCTTAATGACAAGACAAGATACAAAATCTTATCCTGTGGTAGAAGATGGGGTAAATCTTACTTCTCAATTTTATTTTTGCTATCACAACCTTTTAAAGCTAATGAAAGAAGGTGGATTGTTTTTCCAACATATAGACAAGCTAAAATGGTATCTTGGAGTATCCTCAAAGACATTTTTGCAAAGAAAGAAGTCAGTATTAATGAAACTGAATTATCTATTACTCTTAACAATGGGGCAAAAATCGAACTCAAAGGGGCAGACAAACCAGACTCACTTCGTGGAGTGTCAACCACGATGGTAGTGATGGATGAGTATTCTTATATGAAAGAGAATGTTTGGGGAGAGATTATACAACCAACTTTAGCAGAAACGAAAGGTAATGCACTATTTGTAGGAACTCCTACTGGTGTACAAAACCACTTTTATGATTTGTTTGTCAAAGGACAGTCTAAGAATAGTGATTATAAGTCCTGGCAGTTTACCACATTAGATGGTGGCTTTATTTCTTCAGAAGAAGTAGAGAATGCCAAAAAGAATTTAGACAAGAGAACTTTTGAGCAAGAATATCTTGCAAGTTTTCTTACTGCTGCAAATAGGGCAGCATATAATTTTAGTAGAGATATTCATTGTAGAGTAATGGATAAATCTCCAAGAATGTTTTGGGGAATCGACTTTGGGGTAGCATCTTATATGACTGCTATCCTAATGTGCGAAAATACTGCTGGAGAAGTTTATGTGTTTGATGAAATTGGATTACAAAACTCAAATACATTTGAATTGGCTAAACTAATGCAAGAAAAAGGTAGAGGATTACCAGTCTATCCTGACCCAGCAGGTAAAGCAAGAACAAGTAATAGCACCAAGTCTGACCATATGATATTACAAGAAGCTGGGTTTACAGTCATTAGTAAGAAAGCTAATCCAACTCAAAAGGACAGACTGAATGCTTTGAATAAGATGTTAGAAGATGCTACTGGTAAGCATCGTTTGTTTATTAATCCTAAGTGCAAAAACACTATTAGAGATTTAGAACTTTGTACAATGGAGAATGGACAGATATTAAAGACAGAAACCTTATCACACTTTTTAGATGCTTTGTGTTATCCAGTAGATTACCGATATGGATTTAAGGGACAAGCAAGGGCAATAGAGTGGTAGAGTTTAGTCTTGGATTCTGTTTAGGGGTTATAGTTAGCATGATAAGTGCTATGGTATGGGGATACCGATTAAGTATAAAAGAGGACGAACAAAACAAAGAACTCATTAAAGAGTTCACAGACAGATATATGGATAATATGCAGTCTGATGAGATAAAATTTTATAAAAGGTATGAAACATGATAATTTATAATTTAACAGAAAGAATGTTGCATGAACTTCTTATGGAAACAATAGAAGAAGGACACAACTTAGAAATGGAAGAAAGAGAAAGATTGTTAGACTACTATGAAGGAATCAATCTTGAACAAGACATTAAAGGATATTTTGATAGCGATAGTTTATCACAAATCCCACCAATGTATATTAATCTTGTAAGAAACATTATATCAAGGAGAGCATTAGTATATCAACAAGCACCTGTAAGATATAATGAAAAATATACAGAAGTCATTGGGGACTTAGATTCGTTTATGAAACAATTTGAGCAGCTTACTTATTTATTAGGCACAGAAGCATTATATACACATTGGGACGATGTTAACAAGAAACTAAAGTATAGACCAATCCATTTCTTTACACCATTCTTTAAACCAAACGAAGATGAACCTTTTGCTATTATGTATCAAGCAGAATCACATCTACAAGCAAGAACAGAAGATGCACAATATATGTTTTGGTCAAAAGATACTGACGATATGGAAGGGAAACACTTTATGATTAGCAGTAGAGGTAAGATTACTTCTATTGTTCCTGATGATAGAAATCCCTATGGAGATATACTACCATTTAACATAGCACATAGACACCCATTTACAAGAGATTTCTTTAGAGAAGGTGCATCAGACTTAGTAGATGGTATGAGAAGTATTAATATCATGCTAACAGAATTAGCTTTGCATGGTAGATTCCAATTAGGACAACCAGTCTTTACAGGATTAGATACTGAACAACGAATCAACTTTGGACAAGACAAAGCATTGGTATTGCCTGAAGGTGCTAACTTTAATTATGCAACACCTAATGCAAATGTACAAGCGATGATTGAATCAACCAAGTATATGGTAGATAGTATTGCACAATCCAACAATGTAAGAATTAACTGGACTGATAAGAGTGCAGAATCAGGACTATCTAAAAAGATGAGTCAATTAGATTTAATGGATGCACTCCGAAGTGATACAGAACAAATATATAGACCATTTGAGAAACAACAATTTGAGATTGCTAAAAGAATCTGTGAAGTATCAGGTGGTATTAATCTTGGCGACCAATTCAGTATAGACTTTGCAGAAAGAGAAGTACCAATGAGTGCTGATGAAGAAATAGCATATTACACTTGGGCTTTTGCAAATGATTTAGAAACAAGACAATCTTATCTAAGAAAAAAGAATCCTGACCTTCAGGAAGAAGAAATACAAGGCATGGTGGAACAGATAGATGCTGAACAACCACAACAGACAGACGAAACACAATCTATCATAGATAGAATAGGTGAACAAGTTGGCTAATTTAGATTTCTACAATAAAGAAATAGAAAATATCCAACAACAGTTAATTGACAAATTGGATAACTTGGTTATCGGGTTAGGTAAAGTAACCGATACTGAACTAATGCAAATTGCTAAACAGATAGACTTCTTTGATGAAATGGAGAAGTTGGGATATGGTAAACTAATCAATAGAGTTGGTAAAACCTTTGATGATGAGATAGCAAGAGTATTTGCAGAACTTTCTAAAAGAGAGTTAGGACAAGTATCAGTTGCAAGTATTGAAGCATTAAAAGAGTTGAAGAATTTTGAAATGACTTATTTGACAAATGGAGTAAGACAATATTCAGACCAACTAAAGACTGCTATGTTAAGAGGTATAATTACAGGAGAAAGCAATATTCAGATTATGAATAATATAAATTCTACATTTGGTGTAGGAACTTTTATTAGTTCAAGTGAAACTTCTTTCTTGATTAATGATGCTTTTTCAAGATTTAGTAATGCTTCAAG